ACAGCCCAAGTCTTCGGCCCTTCAGCAAAGCCCCGGCCAATGCCGTCAACGCTACCGCCGAAATGACCACTATCGTCGCGACAGTCGATTTGCTTACCGTTTTGTTCGGTGTGTAATTCAACCCCGATTGCGCGAAGTTCTTCGTAAACACGCTGCTCCTCCCTTTTGCCTGTCCCAAATAAACGCAATACGCGCCCTTCAAAATTGGGGGACGCAGCCCAGCGAAAGGTCAACCACAGAAACCGATCACACTCATGCCCAATCAGAGACGCGCCCAGGTGTTCCCTGTGGCCTTCACGCTTTGATTCATACCAATCATAAATCTTGCGGGCTGTAGTGTGATCGGATTCTGGGATCGTAACCATCTATTCCCCCAAGGGTTCCATGTTGATGCTAATATTCATCAAGCTGGTGGCAATGCTTTCGCTCTCAACTGCGATCCTGTTAAGGCTTAATGCAATCGACGTAAGCAAGATTTCCTGGCTAGGGCAAATGTCCGCGTAAAGCGTTTTGTCACCTATCTTTTCCCAATCTGGGTTGTAAATTGCCTGATCCAATCCAGTAATCATGTTATTTCTCCCAAGGCTTTTTGCCGGAAGCAATAGATTCGCGGTCAACAGTGGGCTTGGGCTTCTTGGCGCTGCCAAGCGGGCCGGAACCAAGCACCGTGTTGCGGGTCGGATCGTTGCGGTCAATGCCAAGAGTCAGCTTGAAGGGGATGTTGTACAGCGCCGTGGTGTCAGCGCCGCGCTCCAAATCCTGACCGCACGACTGGAAATAGCGAGTCAGACTAGCCTGGGCAATTTTCTCAGCGGTAGGATTGGCGTTCTTGACGTTCAGATTATCCCAAATCTTGCGGCCCGAATACGAACCGTCAATGATTTCCATGGTCAGCGCAATATACTGGCCTGTGCCAGCCTTCGTTTCCTTCAACACGCTGTCAGTAATCATGGCGGTGTAATCACCGCGCGGCAGGGCTTCAAAGGTGCGCGGTGCAAACTCAGACGGTTCAACAGCGTCAAATTCAATGATAGGCATAGTTTAGTCTCCAGTGGTTAATTGATTGCAGCGGCAAAATCATCCCAAGACAGGGGGATAGACTCAGGCATGGAATAGCGGTTCTTCGCCATGTATGCGGGCTTTTCGCTAGTGAACAGCAAGCGTTCGCCCGTCGAAATGCCGCGATTGTTGGTCTGGTTAAAGCCCACATCGTCCTTCTTAACGACGGTCTTGTAATTACAGAACAACACAGCGTCAGCCCACTCACGGACAACAGCGTTAGCCTTGTCCTGGAGCTTGGGCATATAGCGGTCATAAGGTTCGACTTCCGGGCTATCAAACCGGCGTATCTGGCAATGAGCAATCAGGATGACAATCATGCCCTTATCGTTACGCAAGGCATTCAGACCGTCCAAGATTTCCCGCATACGTCCAACGGCGTACACGGCAGCACGACCATAAGCCAAATCCTTAGCGTCATACTTGGCTTCGATTTCCTTGGCAATCATGGCTTCGAGCCAGTCCATGGAATCAATCACAACAGTGCGGAACTCATGCTTGGACGAATACAGCGTAGCAATAGCGGCCATAACATCATCAGACGATGTAGCCAGCGGGAAGCTGTCAACCTTGAGCGAGCCAAGGCCGTCCTCCGTGCAGATAAAGATAGGGTTAGGGGCAGATGCTCCAAAGCTGGATTTGCCAATACCTTCAACGCCATACAACAAAACACGCGGGCTAGAGATAGCCTCGTTCTTACGAATTGACTTCAAGTCAAACGCCATAAATCAGTCCTTCCAAATCATTGCGAAAGACGTTGTAGGGGGGATCACAACTATAAATCAATATGTTTTTTTGTTATATTTGCGCTTGTCAACCAATGCGAACCACTCCAATGTCCGCCGCGCCCAGAAAAAGGATTTGATTTATGGCAATCATCAAAGGTCGGTGCGAACCGGCCTTCACAGTCTGCACAATGCTCGGCGGGGTTACAAAGACCGCCAAGTTGGTGGGCCTAACGCAGTCCGGCGTCTCACGCTGGTTGGTCAAAGAAGGCACAGGCGGGCGAATTGCCCAGAAATACTGGCCTAAAATACTCAAGTACGCAGCGAAGCATAAAATCAAAATCACAATCAAAATGCTTTCGGGCATCTGAACGAGGCTCTAATGCGTAATAGTGAGTTCCTGGCTGCCGTCTATGGCAAGCTACGGGAAAACTACGACTACGGCTGGACTACGGCGTTTGCGTCTGACCCTAGCAAGGCGCTCCCAACCGTTTGGGGCGGTAATGCTTACGGCGGAACCGACAATGAAAAGGCAATTATTAACCAACGTCAAGAAGATAATGCATATTTTTGCGTATCGGTGTTGTACAGCCGCGATGGCAAAAAACGGCGGTCCAAAGAGACGTTTGGCCGCCTAGCCGTATTGTTGGCCGACGATGCCGACCCATCGCAACTCATGTCTATGCCTAGCTATGTCCTGGAAACTAGCCCTAGTAGGTATCAGATCGGTGTACTACTAGACCCTGAGGATGCCGATACCCGCAACTTGCCGCTGATTGACGGCGTGTTGTCAGAGATGGCCGCGCGGGAGCTGATCGCCGCTGATTCGTCGGGTAACAACCCCGTCCGGTATGCTCGCTTGCCCGTGGGATCAAACACCAAAGCACGGCCTGGCGGCATCTACACAACCCGCCTGATTAGCTGTGACCTGAGTGAAGTGCAGACGCTGGCCGACGCTGCCGCCTGTTTCGGGCTAGACCTAGAGGACATCAGGAGCAAAATCGGCAAAGCCAAAATTGTATCAGACATTAAAGCCGGGACGGGCGATGCCGCCCAGCTTTACAAGGACATCATCAACCCAGACCTGTCCCAACGATCCTACCATGACGCGCTCCTGAAGATCAGTAGCTCCATGGTGGCCTCCGGGATGCACAGGGGGGCGGTAGTCAATCATTTGCGGTCTATCATGGTCGCATCCAAACCTACCGTGGACGGCCCCGAAATGGACCGCTGGCTGGTCAGGACCGGGCCTGAACTTGTCCGCATGGTCGAGACAGCCGGTAAATTCTCGCCAGACGACACTAAACCCCCGCCTAACCCATTCCCAAAGCTGGTCCTGTCGATGGAGCAGCTCAAAGAACGCACGGCCAACGTCGATTGGGTAGTCAAGGGCGTGATCCCAGAAGACGCCATGATGTGCCTATTCGGTGCGAGCCAGACGTTCAAATCGTTTGTCGCCCTGTCAGCCGCCCTGCATATATGCACCGGCCAGGAATGGATGGGACTGCGGACAAAGAAAGGCCCGGTAGTCTACTGCGCCGCAGAAGGCGGGGGCGGCATCTATCGCCGCGCGTCAGCTTGGGCAAAAACCCATCTAGGCCAAGAGTTCGTGCCTGATTTCAACATTTGCATAACGCCGCTCAACCTGACCGTACAAGAGGAAATGACCAGCCTACGCATGGACATTGCCGAAATGCCCGTCCCGCCCACCCTGATCGTGCTTGACACGCTGTCCCAGATGTTCGGCGGGGGCGATGAGAATGACGCAACCCAGATCAGCGAGTTCTTCCGCGCGGTCAACCAGCACCTTCGTGCGCCCTTTGGCTGCACCGTCATGATTATCCACCACACAGGATACAACGTGGACGCGGCCAACAGGCCACGCGGCTCTAGCGCCATCGCAGCCAACCTAGACGCCATGCTGTCCGTCCAACGCTCCGACCCGGAAGCCCTGTCCTGCAAAATGACTGTGGCAAAAATGAAAGACGGCGAGCGCCCTGAACTGCCATACTATTTTGACATGGAATCAGTCGATCTGGGCCTTGACCAGCACGGCGACAGGCAGACCAGCTTGGTCGCCAACTTCAGCGATAAGGCCCGCGAAGCCGCAGAAAACCTGAAATCTGGCAAATACAGCAGCATGATCTTGCGTATGCTGGATTCAGGTGAACCTGTCACAACACACGAAATGCGGACAGAGGCCAAGCCGTTAGGCGGCGACAACCCCGACAACGTGCGCCGCGCAATCAACAGAGTGTTGACCAAGCTGAAAGCGGCCAAAAAGATCTATGAAAAGTCGCCCGATGTGTGGGTGATAGAGAGATAGCAATCCCCCCGGCGAACCGCCAAGTCAACCGGGGGGATGCCGCACCTGCCGTCCGTGGGTGTAACGCAGGTGCTATTCTGTAATGATCTCAGACAATAGAGCAACATAACCGCATATGTCCTGCAAGCTGTCCAAGTGCGTTGGGCTGGCTTTCAGGCGGCTCATTTTAAGATCCACCATGCAGAGGCAGACTTGGGCGGGCGTGACCTTGTGGCCCAGCGTGGCCGTCCAGCGGGCCGCCGTGTCGCCCAGGTTAGCCCGCGCGTCGCCATAGACTTCGCCGCGCTCGCGGACGATCAGGGCGACTTGAGATAGGAAATCGGCGGCTTTCATAGGTATTTATCCTTTGTCAATTCTTCCATGGGGGACAAGGCGCTTTGCGGCACAAAGTAACATGGCCGCGAGCCTGTCGGGTCTTTCCAAAACTCAGGGCGTTTAACCGCCCCAATGCGACACCAGCCAACCAGTTTATATTTTCCGAATCCGCCTATCACAAACACGCAAAGGTCTGCATCATTGTCGCTCTTGTGCAACAACAAGTGACCATTGGCGCGGTCTGTATAGCGCACTTGGAGCGGGCCAACGTCAGGCGCTTTAAAGTCGCCCACAATCCCAGCCCAGTACAAATCTAGCCCCTTGGCAACGGCCAGTTCGGCCATAGTCCCTTCAATAGCATTGTGCCAGTTATAGCCCTGCTGGCCGTGCGTGGGTTGCCTGTTCTCGTCTATGACTTGCACCAGCCGCAGTGCGCCAACGTGTGCGCCGTGCAGCATCTCGTACCAGCTAAGGTTAACTTCCATTATTTCACTTGACGCAGCTTGCTGGGCTGCTCGATCCCCGCGCTTGGCGCGTAAGGCCAATCCGGCGATGATGCGGGCATGGGGTGCGGGTAACGGGACGCCCAGACAAGGGCCAGATATTCAGCTTCAGTACGGCCCTGGCGCATTTCGGCCAATGCCTCGCGGGCGCTTGTCTCGTGCAACATCTAATCATTCCTCGCTATTAGGTTGTCGCAATCCCGTGAGTTCTTATTTTTGCACGGCAACCGGCCATTGTCGCACGCCCAACAGTTATGATCCCTAAAAAGCCCTTCCCGCTCCGGGGCCGGATCGCGGGGATCGGGCCGGGGACGGCATATGTGGCAATCATACCACAGCCGGTCTTTAGAATCCCATCGGGCCGTTGCGGCCTTGGGCAGCGTGTTACCGCACCGGCAGCGGGTGGCATGGGGGGTG